TGGTTTCGCTGACCGGGAAGCAGCTTCAGGAAAGTTACAGGGTTGGTGCCCATAATCAAAGAGGGATGTCCTCATATACCGATAAAGTCACGGATCGTTGATTTGCTGGACATCCGGGAGACGGCGGCGGAACGCGGCAAGCGCGACCTCTTCTATCTCGCAAAAGCCATCCTTGGCTATACGAAGATGCAAGAGGAAGTGCATGGCCCAGTCTGCGATTTCTTCGTCCAGAAAGACCCGCTCAAGCCTTTCGGGGAGCAATCGAAGCGCAAGAATCGCGCTCTCTTCGACCCTCGCGGGCACTACAAGACTTCCATCGCCATCGCCGACGCCATCCAATGGGCGCTGTGCTTCCCGAACATCACGTATCTCAAGATGAGCGGGACACAGACGCTCACCAAGCGCGTCATCCAGGAAATGAAATGGCACTTCCTCCAGAATTCCACGTTCAGGGAAATCTATCCCGAATACTGCCCGGTTGCCGATGCGACGCGCTGGGGACTGGCGATGGAGTTCACCGTCGAAAACCGGACGTGGAACCGCCGCGAGCCGACGTTTTCGATCTCCACGGTGGACTCCGTGAAAGCCGGTAGCCACTACGACATCCGCGATGGGGACGACATCGTTAATGAGGAAAACTCCAAAACCAAGGAACAGCTCCAGCAAACCACCATTGACTGGAAACATACCCGCCCTCTTGTTAATCCGGGCGGATACACGCAATACACTGGCACTCGATATGATTGGTCCGATAACGGCGGCGAGATTATCGAGGCTAACCCTCCCGCCGGGCCAGTGGACACTTTGGACGGCTTTGGATTCCGTTACGAAGGAGCCGATTGGAATATCTTCGCTCGTGGCTGCTGGAAGATGGATGAGCAAGGCAAGAAAGTCCTGCTTTTCCCCCAGCAATTCAGGACCGACGAAGAAGACGACCCGAACAAGGAAAACCTGAGCGCCATCCAGCGCGAAGACCCCTACCTGTTTTCCTGCCAGTACCTGAACAACCCGGCCCCGACGGGAACGCAAAATTTCCCAAGAGAGCTGTTGCTCGAACGCACCGTGCTGCGCGCCAGCATCCCCCCCTCCGTCACCCTTTTCATGTGCTGGTATCTGGGCTTCAATCCCGACGACTCAACCGACCCGGCGGTGGGCGTCGTGGGAGGTTTTTCACCCGACGGCGCGCTCTACATCATCGATTGCTTCCGGGGGCTGTGGAGCACCAACCGCATCATTGAAAGCATCTTTGCCGCGCACAAAAAGTGGTACATGCGTGAAATCGGGCTGGACGACAAGAACGGGCCGATCCTTCTGGGGCCCGGACTTGAATCCAAGATGCGCGAGCAGCGTGTCTATTTGCCGGTAAAGTATCTTCCCGTCAAGCAATCCTTCGACATGCAAATCAAATCCGTGGAAGCCCTGGTCCCTCTTCTGACCACGCAGAAGATGTTTTTCTCCGCCGACATGCCTTGCTACGACCAGATGCTTTTGGAGTTTACGCGCTTCGGGAAATACAAATACGCGGGCATCCCTTACGCGATCGCCATGCTGGCCGGGAACTTCCGCGGCGCTTACGAACGCATGATGAGCCAAGTGAGCCAGTCCGACCCGGTTGGCGAGATTGCCTGCACCGGGCACTACGGGATGTTCAGCGACATGCAGCAATCGAGCGAGGATTACCAGGAACTTAGCGGGGGCCTCGTCGGATGATTCTCACCGCTCCGCAGAACGTCTACCGCGACCTGGACCCGGAGAAGATTCCGGTAACACCGGGACTGCCGGAAGACGATCCCGCGGTGCAGCTCGTCCTGAAAGATTTGAACTTGGCGGAATATTACCTGCTCGCCAAGGGCATGACCGTCGAGTGGGACAAGGACGACCGCCTGTACCTGTTCAGGATGCCGCAGGTTTTCTGGGAAGGCAGTTCCGTTCCGCGTTCCTCGCTCGGTATGCCGCTCATCATGGAGCACATCGAGAGCATCATGCCGCAGGTGATGAATGCGCTCTTCAACGATGACCCGCCGTTCATTGCCGACCCCATGCCAAAGACCAGTGCCGAAGCGGCTCGGGCCACGCAGCATGTCATTTCTTACCAGCTGGATGAGATGGGTTTCCGCGAGGAGACGCGCATCGGCGTCAAGGAAGGGCTAGGCTACGGCACCAGTTTCTGGAAGTTGCTGTGGGCGCAGTACAAGCAGCAACGCATGAAATGGCAACGCGAAGAACCGCCAGAAGTAAAATCCAGCGCGGCCGGGCCGGTCAGTCTCCCGACGAAGAAAAGCAAGAAACTCAAGTATGTCCCTGAAGAAATCAAAATCAATGGGCCCAGAATTCAGCATCTCCATGTAAGGCATGTGGTGGTAGACCCATCATGCCGCAGGCCGGATATTCGCAAGGCCAAGTACGTCATTCACCGGACCTACCCGACTTTGGCTGACCTCGAAGAACTCAGGGGCAAGCACGGCTATGACAAACTTCCTTCTGCGGAATACCTTAAGGCGCTGTTCAATCCGCCCAAGGAGATGCCGGAACGCTCCCTACTGGAGGGCCGGTCCACAACCAGCGTCCTTAACACGGGCGTTTCCTCGCTAGACATCAACATGGAATTCAAGGCCATGCCGCGTTGGCAGACGCCGAGCAATGACCCTAATCTCCAACCTCTCGAATGTCTGGAATATTGGACAAAGGAGAAATGCATTGTCGTCCTCAACCGAAAGCTCTGTATTAAAAACGACCGGAATCCCTTTGGATTCCTTCCTTTCCTCTCCATCAACTATATTGACGTGCCCGATTCATTCTACGGAATCGGTGTGGCTAAACTCCTCGGCGGAGAACAACGGCTTCAGCAAGGCGTCATCAATTCCCGACTTGATGACCTTGCCTTGCGGCTGTCAGGTACGTTTATTCGTAAACGTGGAAGTAATACGCCGACTCAGCAAGTCAGACTTCGGCCAGGGGGGATTATAGATTCGGATGACGAAAAGGGCATCCAGATGATTCAGTACCCTCCGGCGATGACGGATGCTTTCGAGGAAGTCGCTCAAAGCGACATGCGGGCGCAGCGGCGAACCGGCGCGAACGAGATGGTTACTCAGGGCACCATGCCCGGCAAGGGGCAGGTGGGAAGGACGGCCAGCGGTGTACAAACGCTTTCTGCTGGCGTGGGCGCACGCCTTGGCTATTTTGTGGATTTTATCGCGAATCTGTATTTTATCCCGGCTCTTGAGGCTATTCATACCATGAACAGCCTGTGGCTCGACGAGGAGCAGATTGACGACATCCTGACTTCCAAACTCGGGCAGGACTACAAAGGCGATGCGCTGGACGTAAAGAATGCGCGGCTCAAGTTTCGAATGTTGGCCGGCGCCAAGATGCGCTCCCGTCAGCAACGGTCGCAGACCTGGCCACAGATGAGCCAATTCCTGATGTCGCCAGAGATTCAAGGGGCACTGTCAGATCAGGGCATGAAGCTTGATATTGCGGAAGTGGTGCAGCAATGGTTTGACGTGACCGAGACACCCGGGCGGCAATCTTTGATTGTTAAGCTGACCGACGAAGACAAGAAGCGAATCGCGGCGAAAAATGAATTCATGCAACAGCAATCCGCTGACGCCCAAAAGCATCGCAACGCCATGCAGCAAATTGAAGAAAAAGGAATTGCGCAGGCTGGCACTCACGTTATTAAAACACTCGCAGAGCACGTATCCCCTGACGCGATGGCGCCTGCTGCTGAAACTCCCGATGCCGGAGGCGGTGAATGAATCCCGAACTTCTTGATATTATGGCCGGGAGACATTGCTGCCGGTGCCATAACTGGGAATTCCCGCGCGACATGCAATCGGTGCGCATGAACGCTTTTGCCATCGAAGGAAAGGTGATGTGGGAAGTCTGGATGCACAAGCACTTCTGGAGCGAAGTCGGACCAGGCAACATCGGCCTCGACCCCGTAAAACTCTTCCGGCGGGAGTATGTGAATTGAGCGTCATCCAGGAACTCGGGCTCGACCTGACGGCGGAAGAGAAGGCCATTCTCTACGAGTTCACCCGTGCGCGGCAGGTGATGGAGACGCTGAACACCCCCGGCTGGGAGCATATCCAGGATTTGATGGACAGCAAGATTTCAACCATCGAGACAAAATACCTGGAGATGAAGAACCTGAACGCCGAAGCGCTCTGGGCCATGCACATCGCCGTGCAATACGTGAGGGAGTTCGTGGCCGCGGTGAAGGCGCAACTGCTGACCACTGGCGATTTCCTGAAAGACCCACAAGCGATTCAGGCGATGATAAACCAAGCCAACGTGCCGCAGGAAGCCGATCTTGAAGGGGAGTTGCCGAATCCCCTCAATCCAATACCGGAGGACTGATGGACAAGCCAACTGATTTCGTGGAGCGCTACACCAAAGAATTCGGGCCAGCGGGCGTGGATGTGGCCAGCGTGCCGCAGAACCAGGACCCCAAGAGTTTGCTGTTTGGCAAGGAAGCCCCTCCGTCGACCGAAGCGGAGCCGCAAGACGACACTTTCAAGTGGGATGAAACCAATAAGGTTTTCTACGTCGAGGTGGAGAACCAGGGGCGCATGGAGCGCTTTACCGGGGCCACGCGCACCGAAGTCAC